TGATGCCAGGTTATGATGAAGCAATAGAGAAATTAAAAAATAAACTAAAAGAAGATGGAGAGAAAAAGAAGATGGAAGTACAGGCTGATTAAAGCCCTACGTTATACTAATAAGCTTACATCTTGGCAGAAGTTTGCGTCACGTGTCGGTTACATGGGCGCAGGCTTTGTTATAGCAGGACAATGGACTATTAACCCTATATTTTTTATCATGGGTTTTATATGTGTAATAGTACAAACATCATCGCGTAAACAATGGAATTTAGTTGCTTTAAACATCAACGGTTTAATAGCATGGATAATACACTTAATAAACGGAATATAAATGTGGAACAATGAATGGAAAAAAGGAGAAGATTACCCTAAGTGGGGTGATACAGACGTATACAAGAAAACTATTGCAGGCGGTTACTTATTACAAGATGAAACGCCTCGTGAAGCATACATGCGAGTTGCTAAAACGGTTGCTCGTAGACTTTACAAACCTGAGATGGCCGGAACGTTCTTTGATTATATTTGGAATGGCTGGTTGTGTCTGGCTAGCCCTGTGTTATCAAATACAGGGACTGATCGCGGTTTACCTATATCTTGCTTTGGCATTGATGTTGCAGACTCGATTCAGGACATAGGTAGTAAAAACTTAGAGATGATGCTACTCGCTAAACACGGCGGTGGAGTTGGTATCGGTATAAATCAAATAAGACCCGCCGGCGCTAAAATAACAGGAAATGGAACATCAGATGGAGTCGTGCCCTTCTGCAAAATATACGACTCGACCATACTTGCAACTAATCAAGGATCTGTCCGACGAGGAGCTGCATCAGTTAATATTAACATTGATCACCCCGATTTCGAAGAGTGGCTAGAAATACGTGAACCCAAAGGTGATGTCAATAGACAATCACTTAATCTGCACCAATGCGCTGTGGTTGGCGATAAGTTCATGCGTAAAATTGAACAAGGAGATAGAGACGCTAGAAAACGCTGGGGAAAATTACTTCAAAAGCGTAAAGCTACTGGCGAACCTTACATTCTTTTTAAAGGGAATACAAACAAAAATAACCCTAAAGCCTACAAAGACAACGGGCTAAAGGTGCATATGACAAACATATGTTCAGAGATTACATTACACACAGATGAGAACCATAGCTTTGTATGCTGCTTGTCGTCTTTAAACTTAGCTAAATATGATGAATGGAAAGGAAGCAACCTTATATACCACGCCACGTGGTTTCTTGATGGCGTCATGGAGGAATTTATTCAAAGAGCAAAAGGACTTAGAGGTTTTGAAAATGCCATTCGTTCCGCTACGAAAGGACGAGCACTTGGGTTGGGTGTATTGGGATGGCACACCTATCTCCAAGAAAAGGCTATTCCTTTTGAAGGTTTACTTGCTCAGTTTGAAACTAGGAAAATATTTTCTCAAATTAAAATCGAGTCTGAACGAGCTAGTAGAGATCTTGCTGAGGTTTATGGTGAGCCTCTGTGGTGCACTGGCACTAGCATGCGTAATACTCACTTGCGCGCTATTGCTCCCACTGTTAGTAATTCAAAGCTTAGCGGAAACATTTCGCCGGGAATAGAACCTTGGGCTGCTAATGTATTTACAGAGCAATCAGCTAAAGGAACATTTATAAGAAAAAATCCTACACTTTTAAAATTACTTAGAAAACTTAAAATTAATAACAATGAAACATGGGATAAAATTCTGGCAGATGGTGGTAGTGTTCAAGGTCTATCTGAGCTTGACGGGGTTGTGGTTGGACCACACGACGTACCGGCTAAGGACGTTTTTAAAACGTTTAAAGAGATCAATCAACTCGAACTAGTAAATCAAGCTGGTATCAGGCAACAGTACATAGATCAGTCTGTTAGCTTGAACCTAGCGTTTCCTAGTGTAGCTACACCAAAATGGATTAATCAAGTTCATATGTCAGCATGGAAAAAAGGTATTAAAACCTTATACTATACTAGAACTGAATCGGTACTACGCGGCGACATAGCTCAACAAGCTATGAGCGAAGATTGTATTGCCTGTGACGGATAAAAACAATGAAGGGGACCTCGTTTGAGATCCCCTTCGGTTACAGGAACTTTTGGGTATGGTACGCCCAGTTATCTTTGTTCCTTATTTTTTGCACACACACTGTGCCACTGGACAATCTTTAACATCTACAATTAATTTAGATACTAACCAGTTCCATTTGCACATTAGCTTACACCAGCAGGCCTGCATCCATAATCCTAATTTTACTAATAATTTTCCCATAATTTAATTTTTATTCATTACTGATTCGTCAGCTTTGCTTGTTCTAAAAGCTTTATCTCTTTTTCTATCAGCTGCAAACTTTGCTACTTCTTCTTTAGATCTAGCTAGCTTACCATCTTTTCCTTTATCTTCATCGCTGTCTTTTAAAACTATTTTACCGTTTTTACAAGTAAACTCATTTTTTTCTGCATTATATTCTTTCAAGCCATTAGGACCTTTAGCTTCATACTTTTTTTTCATTTTATCCCAAGCAGCAGTACACTTGTCTTGTTTAAATGGTGATTTACTTATCATTATTTTTTTGATTTATTTTTTTATACTATAAAAGTTTTTACCTCCAGACACGCTGTCTTTCTTTACATTCATTTTCTCCATTTGGTCAATAAAGTTGTTTGTCATTACTTTATTTTTCTCCATTTTTTTCTTCTGCTCTGGAGTTATAACTAATCTATCACTTGTACCTTTAGTAGTTATACCATTAAAACCAGTGAAGTCTGATGGATCAGGTGATTTATCTATGTCTAAACTTAAACCAGCTACATAATTTCCGCTAGGTTTATCTTTTTCAAATTCATATGTTTGCTCTCCAATTATTTTTTTAGGATCTTCATTATGATTGTCATTAAAAGGTGATACCATTTTTAATGGATAGTTTCTACCATTAAAACTAAAACTAGTTTTACCAGCATTTTCTGCGTCTATTTTTGCTTTAATAAAAGCGTTACCGTGTAAAGGAGTTAAGACGCTTTTTTCCATAAAAGGATTTGAGAATTTTGATGTGCTCATGATTTTTTTGATTTATTTTTTTGACAAAAGTTTCTAGCTGCTTCTACGCTACCGAAACCCCACTTTTTTAGTGCCATTGCTTTTTTAGTTGGTTCGCCTTTAGCATCTTTCATTGCTCCAGCCATACCAGCAAATCTACAAGCAAATGACACTCTTCGCTTGTTACTTCCTTTTGTAAGTCTTTTACCTAATTTCTTACCGGTTTCAGAGGTATACTCTGACCGCATTTTTCTATTTTGCTTTTCGTAAGCTTTTTCTTTTATCTCTACTGGTGATTTCATATTAATATGTCCAAATTACATTTTGTGATTTATCTTTGTCGATGTCTACGTGTATAAAAGATTTAGCGACACCTATTCTTTTAAAACCGGTCTTTGTTAGTAAGCTTAATAGTTTAAACCTATCGCTAGATGTTGTGCATGATATATCAACAGCTAAACCTTTTACGTGTGAAGAATCTGCAACACCACCTATTTTTTTATTTCTAGCTTTTGTTCTATAACCAGAATTTACTCTAATAGGTTTACCATATTCTTTTCTTACCGCATCTAGCATATATATTATTTCTTTATTCATATACTTACCGCTACCTGGTTCATCAGGTGAATCAAACTCTTCTAGCTTAAAATATTTCAATTTTCGTTTTCTTTTTTAATGTTAACCCATTTAGAAATAGTATAACCTATAGTTATTAGTAATAATAAAATTTTTAAACCGTCTTCTATTTGTGTAAATGTTGTGACACCTAGCGTGCCTGCGCTCATAGCGTAAAGCTTAATATCTGATATACTCATTTTATTCTCCGCATTTTTTAGATGGATCATCAACTCTTCTCCAGTCTTCTTTTTCAAACCAGTCTCTGAGTGTAGCTCCTTTTTTACGAGCACCACTTACATTTGTTTTAGAAGATCTTTTGTATTTACCTTTAGCACCAGAAGCTTTTTTAGAGTTAACAAGCTTTTGTCTTTCTTCTTTACTCATGCTTTTTATCTTAGCAGCAGGCAAACAAGTTTTAGTAGTTCCTCCGCCTTTTTGTTTATTAAGCGGAGATCTTTCTTCTTCTGCATGCTTTAATCCTGCTTTATTACCATCGCCTCTACCAGATACAGCAGCAGTTCTGTTGCGCATTTTATTCCAAGGCTTTGAGTGCATCACAGTTGCGGCGCAATGTAACATTGGTGTTTTTTGTTTATATGCCATTATTTTCTTTTTTTATTGCAATCTTGCATGTTTATAAACCAATTAGCCAACTGCTTGTCTCGACCAGTCGCTTCTTTTCTAGCTTTTAATTTTTTCACTTTAGCACAAGTAACATCGCCTCCGTATAATTTATTTATACGAGCTTTTAAAACTCCGCGATACGCTTTTGCCATTATTTATTTTTGCCTCCGCCAAATTTACCAGGTCCACCGGCTTTAGTACAGCGTACACCCCAACCAGAAGCATAAGCACTAGGCCAAACCTTAAATTTCTTTTTTGCTGCAGCTTTGCAAGCTGAACTTATTTTACCATAGAGTGCTGATCCTTTCATTGGCATACCTTTACCAGCATACGCCTTTCTTGAAGCTTCTAAACTACCGTATTTTTTAATAGCGTTAGCTTCATATTGAGGTGCTTTTTCAAAATCATAACCAGGAGTTACAGAGTTCCCTGCATCATCTTGCATAAACTCATGTGTTATACCTGTAGCGGCATTATAGTTTCTAGTAGAAACATTAGGATCTCTTTTTTTTACTGGTTTTTTTGTTGCTGTCATTTTTTTTCCTGGTCCCATAATCATTTCTTTTTATTTTGTAGTTCAATTATTTTTTTAACTCTAGCGTCTTCATAACGCAATGCTTTAATTTGTTTTTTGTCAAGACCTAGATCTAATAGCATTTGCGTTTGCTCAGAAGTGTTAGTATCTTTTTTCATGACATCTATTTCTTGTCTCTTAAGCTCTGCTTCTGTAGGTTCAACTGGCTTGTCCCAACCACCGTAGTATGGTAAACCAACATCATAAGAAGAATAACCAAGAGCCATTGCTACTTTTTGCCACATTTGAGACTGTTCACTTAATATACCTCTTATGTTATTAGCTTTTTTCATAACCCGATCAATAGGTAAATTTGTAAAAGCTGTAATAATTTGAGCACCTGCTAAATAAGCTGGATTATCAAGGCTAAAACCTTTTTCTTTAATTTCTTTCATGTTCCAGCTAAAACTTTTTAAACCACCAACAAATTTTCTATATTTAGAACTTATAGCTGGTGAAAAACTTAAAGCTTCAATAGCAGCTGCTTCATACTCTGGTCTTTTCTTTTTAGATTCCTCATAAATTTTCATTAAAGTGTTTTTAACAGATAACATACCCATACCAGCAATACCTAAACCTTTTAACTGAGAATCAATCATACCGTTTGCAACTCTAGCTATTCTTTTATCATCACGAGCTTTTTTCTTTGGATCTTCATCTTCATCGTCATCACCAAATCCTATTGCAAATAGAGCTTGCTGTAAGGCGTTAAATATTAAATTTTGTACAACACCATAATAAGCTATTCTAGCAATTTTAACTTTTGGATCACCTCTACCTGCTATTAAATCTTGTAAATCTCTTTTTTGTATTCTAACATACTGCATTGGAGTATTAGCCCAGTTAAGTATAACACGACCAGCTCCAGAGGCCTGTTGCATACTAATTTTAGAAGGATCACTTGACTGCTGACTTTCTTCTGCTACATCTTTGAAGTCTTCAAATGCTTTTTGCTCTGCAAGCTTTTGATCCATTCCTTCTTTAACATACTTCTTAATTCTATTTCTATAAAAAGTAGAACCACCTGTTGCAATAGCAAAACTATCTGCATATCTAGTAAAAACAAAGCCTTTACTAAGTAAAAATGCTATAGCTGCTTTAGGTTTGTTTTGAGAATCTTTTACAGCGTCTGCTATTTCAGATTCACTTACGTTTATCTTAAGACCATTACGGCGCTGTACTAAGTAATCAGAGTTTATAAGAGTCATAAAGTCTGCCCAGTATTGCTTTTGATTTGCAAATGCAGCACCTGCTTTTATAATATTATTATCACCCCAATTTAAAAAGTTTACAGCAGATATAGTTTGAAGTAGTGCAGATCTAGTATTTAAGAACATTACAGCACCAACAGAGTTGTTAACCCAGTCAAGAACAGCGTTGCTAGAATCAGTATAACCTAATCTATTCGTGCCAGCTTTCATACGAGCTAAACTATTTTCTAAAGCTTTGCGCCAACGAGTACCGTAAGCAGCTTCCATTTTGTTTAAGTTCTCAGGTGAAAATATAATATCTACATTTTCTTGCCACTCTTGTTGATATTCTTTGCGGTTAACTTTATTAATACCACCAATGATATCTGTAGTTAAATTACCACCTAACCACTCTTTACCAGGCTTAGGATATGGTTTACCTTTTTGAATAGATATGAGTTGATCTGCAAAAGCTTGAAGCTTAGCGTCATCAGTTATAAACTTATTAAGTTTATTAACATCTGTTTTTGATAAACCAGGTATTGACATTCCTTGCTGAGTCCATATGTAAGTACGAAGTGCGTGTTGATAAGTAAATTTACCAACACCTGTCTCAGTTTCTAATGTTTTAGGTAAACCTGGAAACTGCTCTTTTAAAGCCATGAAATCATTAGCAGCAGATATTTTAGCTTGTATTATAGAATCTTCAGCTCTATTGTATGGATCAATAAGGTTTGTTTTTAAGAACTCATATTGAGCTTCACCTTTTTTACCGTTGCCTAATAGTCTATATAATAAACCTTTGAAGTCTTCGGCTGATGAAGCCATTGTAAGCCAATCAAATCTACCTTTATCTCTACCTACTGTTCTAGCTTTAGCAGCAGAAAAAGTTTTATATGATTCAATACCCGAAGAGTCTTGTATCATATCATTAATAATAGTATTAAAAGCCTTGCCTTTACTAGCTTTTGCTAGTTGTACTTTTGATTTAACATCTATTTGATCTAAGACTTGTTTAACGGCTTTTACATTTTTAATAGCATCATCAGCAAAATAAAAATCATTATAACCTTCAGCCGCTTTTTCAATAACCCAGTTTGCTTTAGCTTCCGCCTTGCCATCTGCTAAGCCAGTTATGTTTTCTAAAGGTATTTCTAATCCTACTCCTTTTAAAAACTCGTATATAGCAGGCGCTGCAATATCTGGTCTAGCTGTAAGTATAAAAATATCTTTGTTTCCAAACTTACCTTTTCTTCTTACGGCTAAATCAAACAAAGGACCTTTTTCTCCTTTGATAACTTCTGCAAATTCTGAAAAATCAAATGTTGCTCCTTGAGCTTCTAAACTAGCTGATTCTTTAGCAAACTCAGTTGCGTTTATTTTTCTTTTTTTACCAGGTATTTCCTTTAGTACTTTTAATTTATCCTCAGCATTTAAGCTAGAATATGTTTGTTTAAAGCTAGGTAGGTTTTTAAATTTATCTTTAAAAAGTCTACGAGCAACAACATTAGCCATGTCACTATCGCCTTTTAAAAATGGCATCGTTACAATAACCATACTTTTAGATCTAGCTAAAGTATCGTCAAAGTCAAATATGCTTATACCTCTAGAAGCTTTTATACCAAGTTGACCTAGACTAATAGCTTTGTCTGCTTTTTTATAAGTATTAACTTGCTCTTCGTTAGTTTGGTTATTGGCTAAATTACTCATTGAAGCGTTTAATACATTAGCGGCTTTTATTTGAGGTTTATTTTTGTTTGTTATAGGAAGACCAGACGGCGTGACTTGAGCAACTTGAGCTAAGGTTTTACCATCAGCCATTACATAGTTGTTTCCATTGATACCTCCATTTTGGCTAGCTACGTTAAAATTAAAATATCTATTCCAAACATTGTCTGAAAATTGCCAATCCTGAGGCATCATTTGAGTATAATTAAACTTTATACCGTTATTGTTGCCTTTTAATTTATTATCATCTAACTTACCTAATAATCCTTGCTGATAGTTTCTAGCTACGTTTTTAAAGTTTGTTTTAACATCTCCTTTTATAGCAGATTCAAAAAGATACTTAGCAACTAAACTAGCCGGCATAGTATGTTCTTCTACTATTCCATTGTTTAATTTAGTACCTACAAATGTTATTGGCGCGGCAACTCTAACTATACCTCCCATGCCTTGACTAGTACTAGACAGTAAAGCAGCAATACCTCTCATATTAGCTATTTTCTGAGCATCAGTACCAGTGTTCATTAATTTCTGAAACTTTAAAAATATTTTTTCTAATCCTTTTAGTTTTTGCTTATTTAGTTTAGCTGTTCTACCGGTTAAAAATTCATTTTTATACCAACTTTGTGTCATTTTCCTATTAATTCCAGATCCAGTTGTGTAGCCAACTCTAGTTACCGCCGCAGCTATATCTGCATCCTCAGGCGCAAACTTATTGTTATCAAGATCTAAATCTCCTACAGCATAGTAATAAAAGTTTCTTGAAGGGCCAGATACTCCAGCTCCTGCAAAAGCTCCTGATGTGAAAAATGACTTAGGAAATATAGGAAATAAAGTATTTCTAACCCAGTCTCTATATTCTAAAACATCTTTATTTGCTGTTATAGTATTAAAAAATGATTTAGTTATAGCGTCTTTTACTTTTTTCTTATTTAATTCAGGAAAATCTTTTTTTAATTGTGAAAACTTTTCATCAAAATCTTTAAAATTTTCTACACCTTTAAAGTTTTTATTTAAAAAACCTTCTAAACCTTCAGGTATAGGTATATTGTTCTTATTCAAGTAGTCAGTAACTATGCTTGGGAACTTGGAGCTATTTACATCTAAATTTTTAGAACTTAAAGGTTTAGCGCCAAATATTCTTAGAGTCTTATTGTAGCTTTGAACATTCGCGCCTGACTCTAGTTCTCTTAAAACGTCAACCGGGTTTATTAGTTTTTTACCTCTATTAAACTTTATACCTGTAATTCTTCTAGTTGAAGGTTCTATTAATGTTTCAGCTATTTTGTTTCTAAAATGTAAATCAGCTAGGCCTTTAACTGTTGTAGCTCCAGTAGATCTACCGTCTGATTCTTTTAATAGATTAATGTAATCTTTAACTGTTTTGCTTTTATCTAGCTCAAATCTGTTTGTACCTTCTACTTTTTTATAAAATTCATTTTTAACATTTTCAGGTATAAAAGCAGCTCCTGAAACTCTATTTTTTCCAGATATAGAAGGATCATATGCTTCTGGTAGGTTGCTAAAGTCTTCTTGAGCGTTTTTAAGCAAGTACTGTCTTAAGTTTTCAAAGTTGCCAGACAAGTTAAAACCTTTTTGTAAAAACACTTTAGGATTAAGGTTAAATGCTTTTCCTAATACCGCAGCCAACTTAGGACCTACTTTTACTTGACCAAATCTCGTAACACCAGTAACGCCTTCTGTGTCAGCTTTTATCGCTTCGTTTACAACAGCGTCAACTTCTGTTTTTATCTGCTCACTTGTTTTAGGTATTCTATCTCCATTTTGATCTACTTTTTCAGTAAGCACATCGATGTCTAAGTTTTCAGCGACTACAGGCGTGTAAACACCAGTTTCACTTGGCGGTCTTTTTACAGCGGTTTCTTTTACAGTTTCAGTTACTGTTGTATCTATAACACCACCAGCTTTTTCAATTCCTAGATCTTGTTTGCCCGCTTGTATAGCTTTAGCTCTTTCTAATATATCTCCAGTTCTGTCTTTTAACTGAGACTCAAGAAACGTAGTAACCTTGTTTTTTAACTTAGGATTAAACTTATCAAAAAACTTAGCTTTAACACCTCTACCTGGAAACGTATCTCTAAACATTTCTTGAACAGCTAGTTTTATAAAAGGCTGTGGAATTTCTCCACTAGGATCAATCTTTAACGCTTTGCTTATAACAGGCCAATTAGCCTCTACTAATGCGTCCTGTGATGCTATTCTGACCTCTGGCGTTGCCTGATTCTTTGGAGCAGCATCTACAATTAGTTGCTCATTAGTTTTTTCACCAGATTTTACATCAGCGGCAAGAAACGCTGCTAATGGAGCTACTTGATAACCAGCTGCTTCTTCTGCTGGATTTATTTGTTGTCCTCTACTAGCTGCAACACGTAAGTTTTCATCAACTTGTGTTTCTGTTTGTAGGTCTATAACGGGCGTAGTGTCTTTTTGCTCTTCGTCTGAATCTACTAATATGTTTCTAGCCTCGTATCTTTTCTTGAAAGTATCTAAAAAGTTTAACACGTCGTTAGAATCTTTAAGATCCATAAGCCACGCAGAATCACCCATTATATTAGAGACAACACCGTTTAAAAAAGTTCTAATAGAAGGAGCGCCTTTTAAATCGTTGGCATTTATTTTACCTAGTATATTGGCGTTATTCATTTGAGCCATTACTTCCTCTATATCTACGCCTGCCGCGCCTCTTTGGCCCGAATTTAAAACAACCTTACCTTTACCATCTCTATACAACTCAAAACGCTTTAGTAAATCATTGTAGTCTTGCTCTGATATAACCCCGGTGTCTTTATTTTGTTTTAATATTTTAATAGTGTCTTCAATAGCTGTAGTAGCTAAATCGCTTAGTTCTCCATCAGCATTTTGTAAGTTTTTAGCTTTTATGTTGGCATGAAATATTTCTTCAATAGGTGCTATAGCGGCGTATTCAGCATCACTTTTATTTAAAGAAGTATATATTCTGTATTTTATAGCATAATCATTTACAATAATATTATTACCGTCGTACAAAGCATTAGAAGGAGCATCTCCTACTAACTGTGAAGCCAAAGCCTCAGCCCTAGCGTCACTATAGCCATTTTCTTTTAATATGTTTATAACTTCTGCAGGAGATGGAATTCCACCGTCTTCTTTTGCTGGGATTTGAATAAAATTACCATCTTTATTCATTAAAACGCCCGCACTATCTACAGCCATATCATATAAGCCTAGATTATACTCTAAGTCTATAGCGCTTGGAGCACCCATTTGCTCACGCATATTTTTAGCAGCAAGAGCCATTTGACGCTTCTTAGTGTTTAATAGGTTATCTTTTACTTTTTGTAAATTAGAATATTCTTCGTTTATTTTAGCTATTTCATTTCTACTTTCAGCATCAGTGCTCCCGTCTTGACCTATTAGTCTGGCTTGTTTCGCGAGATCTCTTTGTATTCTACTAGCTTCTGCTATTTCAAATATTTGATCAGCAGTTAAATGATTTAATTTTTGAATAGTACTAACCTCGTTCAAGGCAAAAGTTCTTAATATATCTCTTTTTTCTTTTTTAGCTTCAACAAGTCTAGCGCCTTCTAAACTTGGCATTAAGAGAGTAATTTGGTTTAGTCTGTCTCTAAGCTTAATGTTTGCAGATAAATCGTCTATTGATCTAAAATCACTTTTAAGAGTGGTAAACACGTTTTGCATTGAACCAGGAGCCATCATTGCTATAGAACTTAAACTAGTTTTAGCTAGAAAATCTTTATTTATTCCCTCAAGCCAACTTCCGTTTTCATCTAACGCATAATATCTTAAAGCTTTATGTCCTATCTCTGTTAAACCTTCTTCTAATAATTCACCTGGGATAGCTTTTGTAGCTAAAGGTCTTAAGCCTTGAAGAGCTCTTTTACCTGTATATAAAGCTTTTAAACCAAAATCGTGTTTGTATATTTTTGTTTTTATAATATTTTCCATACCACGACTTTTAGAGGCGTTTCGCAATATAGATGGCATTCTTATTGTACCTAATTTTTCAGCATATCTAGCTATCGCGCCAGCGCCATAAGCATTAAATGCCATTGAATTCCAGCTATAATTAGCTTTTCTTCTAATGTCATCTATATCTAATCCCATATCTTCTAGCTCTTCGGCTGTATACTGACCAGAAGATATAGCTTCATTATAAAAATCAAGAGATTTTACAGCATCATATTTTTCTCTGTTAGCTTCACTAATAGCGCCACCGGTTTCTACTGCAAAAAACGTATTAGAAACTATCCTTTGCTGTGCTAATGCAACTCTTTTTTGCATCATTCTAAAAGCTCTTCTTGTAGCAAAACTAGAACCAGCCTTTAAACCACCTGTTAATAAAGATGTTGTTCCTCCAGTAAGTAAATAAGAAGCCCCTAGCGCTATAGTACCTGTTTGATCAGAAAGAGCTTGCATAGAATAATCAAAGAAACCTATACCGTCTTTGCCTATATCATCTAATGAAAGTGAAGGCGCTATGTTGGCTTGTGTTTCTCTGGCAAGTTCTGAGTTGTAATTATACATGTTCTGCTCTAAATTGTATACAGTAGTGTTTATTATTGCTTCGCCTTCTGCTGACAATGCTAAAAAGTTTACCATTTTTAAAAACCCTTGAGCGGTTAAATTAGCAAAGTTTCTAGTGTCTTTAATGAAGGTGTTGTATAAAGAATTTGTAACTTTAGCCCAATTACTATAATCTAAACCTAAAGAATGTTCTATTACTCTAGCAGGATCTTTAGAAGAAGCCTCAGCTCTTTTTTCAAACTCACTTAGTCTATACTTATAAATTTTAACATCTTGATTCAAAGTGTTAGCAAGTTGACCAATTTCACTAGACTTATATTCGCTATAGGCTTGTTGATAATTAGTTATAGATTCATTATATTCTTCAACAGTTTTAATATACCCAGGATCTAAACTAGAGAAAAAATTAGAATCTCTGTATTCTTTTATTTTGGCTTTTAATTCTTTTGATTTATTAGCAAGATTTTGTATGTTTTTTACAATAGGAGCTACTTTATCTTCTATTTCCTTACTTCTTTTACTTAAATTTGTTCCTGTTTTTTCTAAATCATCTTCAAATATGTCTAGAGCTTTAACTTCTTTCTGCGCTTCACCAATATTTTCATCATATATTTTAGATATAATACCCAAGGCTCTGTTACTTCCAAGCGTTGAGCCAGACATATTAGCGTCATCGTAAGCGCTATACATTGTTCTTTGAACTTTTTTAGCAATAAGTTCGTTTGTAGCTTGTTCTTGCTGCTCTGGCGTTACGCCAAAATCACCTCCTTCAAAATCTTCGCTGTATATGTTAGAATATGTAGGGTTGTAAAGCTTGTATTGTTCAAACTTTTCCTCACCAAGTGTTTTTAATAAATAATCTTCATATTCTTTTTTATTCTCATATCTTGGATTTGTGTAAGATTCTTTATCAACACCAAAACCATATGTTTCTGTGTCTTGTATTCTTATATCATCTAGTTTGCCAAAATGATTTAAAGCAGCTTGATCTGTTATTTCTTTAGGAGTAAATTCAGCAAAACTAGGGTCGTTTATTTGATCTAGCACACTTAAAGCTTGATTTTTAACAGTTTCTAATTTTGCAAAATCTTTAAATTTAATATTACGAGCACTTCTATTTTGGTCATAATCGTAATCAGGCCCAAATATTTGATATTTTTTAACACCAGCTGGAAGTAGTTTTACAACATCAGTGCCGTTAGCCTTAATATACTCTTGCTCTGCTTCATCTAGTCTTTGTTCTTCAGTTATTTCAATTTCAGGCTCCTCCCGAACTATTGTATCATCATATTTTTGGTTTTTAGCATCATACAAATCTTTTCTTTCTTGAGTAAATGACTTTGGTATTGGTACGTTACTTGTATCAATAATATCACCGTCTTTGTCTTTAAATACGCCAACTTCTTCAATAACATTAGCCGAAGATTTAAAGTCAGCGACAAAACCAGAGGCCTCTTCTAAAGATCTTCTTGACTTTCTTACATCTACCGCGGCGTCCATAGCAATAGCTCTTTCTGCTCTTTGATTTATTATATCAAGATTTCTTAAAGCATAAGGATCTAATTGTGATTCGCCATCTCCAGAACCTGAAGGATCGGATACTTCGTTTTTCTCCGCTGTTACAGTCGTATCCGTCTCCGCAACAGCAGGTTCCTTTACCTCTTCTTTAGTTTCTTCAGTAGTAGTTTCTTCAACATCTTCTACGGTTTCTTCTGTAGGTTTAAAGTTTTTAAGAATTTCTATAATTTGCTCAACTTTCAAAGGAGGAAACTGAGACTGAAGTTCTATAGTTTTTTCTTCTAATGTCATTTAATTTAAGTTAATTTGTTATCTTGTAAAAACTTTTGTGCTTTAGCTTTCTTAGCTTCTGCTAAATCAAATACAGCAGCGTCTTCTGTTACTGTAGGTAGTCTATTCGTAATAAATTGTTTTACATAGTTATTCATAAAATAATCTATAAAACTTTTTTCAAATTTTTTCTTTTTATTTTGCTCTAGTGGTAAATCTTTTTCGTAACTCCAGCTTTTACTAGCTGCATTAGCATTTTGTACCATTTGATCATCTTCTTCTACACTTGTGCCTTGTGCTAAATAAACATTCCAAAGTGCTACAGCGTTTTGCTCTGACGCAAGTATACCTGCAACTTCTGCGTTTAAAAAAGGCATAGCCTTTCTTTCTATTTTATCCATGTCAAACTGCAAAACGTTTCTACCTAAACCGTTTCCTATATCTATTATTTTGTAGTCAAAAGTACCGTCTATGTTTTTAAGAATAAATTCTTCAGATATTTCAGCGTTTGGGGACAATTCACCATCTACAACCATTTCAGGTTCAAACAACCCTACCTGAGGCATTATAGCTAGCATTAATTTATTTATATCAGGAGTGTCTGCTACAATACTAGTACCAGTTTGTTGTAAAGATTGTAACGCTACGCTGTTAATAACAAGAGGTTCTTTTAGCAAAGGACCTGTGAATACCATCTCTTGCGAGCCATCATCTATTAAATTTAATTTAACATCGTAACCATAATTTTTAGCAAAACCAGGTTTTTCTGTGATTATTGAATTAGCAACAGTATATTTAAAATTATTGTTAGGATCAAAGTTACTGCTTTCAGTTATTTCTAATTGTGAAAAAAGCTCAGACATAAACTCTATAGATAAAGCTGGAGCTTCTTTTAGTATTTTCAATTGTTTTCTCTCATACTCACAGTTTAATGAAGTGCAATTATTGTTTTCTATGGCTATAGTTAATTTAGCATAAGATCTTCCTGTGTTTTCGTAAGCTTTACCAAGTATATCAAAATCAACATCATAACCATGTGCTAGAAAGTTTTTATTATAACCTAACGCATTGCTTTCGTTTCTTTGAAGTAAAAATAAATTATTTGCTATATTTTTGTTTTCCATTTATTTTAAATATTTAAAAGCCCATTAAGCCGCTACCAAACTGAGACAGCATGCCTGTGACGGCGTTTGTTGAAGAGTTTTGAGCTTTATTTTTAGCCCCTGTTAGCGCCGCTATCTTATCTCTTTGATAGTTTATACCATCTTGCTGTCTAGCTTCTGTCATTTGCATTTGTATGTTTCTACCAAAACCTTCTAACTGTTGAACTCTACCTTGTTCAGCTACTTGAATTCCTTGTATTCTTTGAGCATCAGCTAATTGTTGTTGTTCCATTGCTTGCTGTCCTTGAGCTCTCATTTTTTCGTTTTGAGCTTCTTGAGTTTCAATACTAGCTGCTACGCCTTGCTTGCTTTGTAAAGCCGCTTGAGCTAATGCAGTTGCGCCACCAGCGCTCGCGCCTGTAGCTCTCAATGTGTCTAACGTGTTTGCTAAAGCAATATCAGATTGTTCCATTTGTATTTCAGCGGCTTTTGTAGCTACGCTTAAATTAGCAAAAGGATTAGAAACTTTAGATTCTAAAGATGTTGCTAAAGCAGAAGCATCTTGAACATTTTCATATGGATTTACAATCTGCTGTCTAGTGCTTTCTAGCTGACTTAATTTTGCACTTTCTGCTCTTAATTGTCTGGCTAATCTTCTAGCCCTTTTTCTTCTTGCTCTTGAGCCAAATATAGCACTACCTAGCTTAAAAGCGCCACCTATTATTAACGATGCTGGCATAATTATTATTTTTTATTATTAATATCCACTTGAAAAAGTGTAGTTAGATGATACTGCAAACAGTTCTTTAAAACCATTAGGGTCTGTTACTGTATCTGTTGATATTTTTACATTTGCAAAAAATCCTTTTATACCAGAAATTTGATCACCAAAAATAATCTCGTTTTCTGCTATTAAACTATTATTTACTAAAGTAGCACAATACTTGTTTTCTTTTCTATAAAAACCAGCTCTAAAAACAGGTTGAATAGCTGTTGATGTCAAAGCTGCGGCTCCTGTTAATGGAGGAACTGAAGAATCATAAGCTCCTTGTGTATAGCTTAAAACTTGCGCAGTAGTATCTTTAGTAAAACCTCCTATAGAGCTAAAGTTTCCTGGTCCAATTTCATCAGAAACAAAAGAATTAACTTGCCAACCATTAGATCCTTCGTAATTAACAGTATTAAAAACCTTAGAATTACTAACCTGAGGATTAAATGTAAATTCTATAGAAGAAGGCGTTGACACCCCGTAAAAAGTATTATAAATATCATTTTGAGCATTGTGTAAAAACAACACGCCGTTTTTTGTTGTGTAATGTTGATTTCTTATGCTAAAAGATTGTCTAGGTTTATAGCTATAAAAGCTTATCCAACCTTGAGCTCTTTCGTCGTAAGAAACAGTGGGCTCAGCTAATTCTAAAGACGGATTTGAAGGCTGAAGAGATAAAACATATTCTTTATTGTAAATATCCCAAGCGCCTATTAATTTACCTATACCACTAGTTGTACTATTTACATTAATTATTTGGTTTCTAAAAAACCCGTTCATACCTGCTCTAGATATTTCTTCTAAGCCTTGAGGTCCTAATCTCATTACAGCATTTTGATTTGGATCTACAAAATATTTATTATATCCATACACGGCAAAACTTTCTGGATTTTTTCCAATACCATAATTACCTGGAATAGGGACAGTTTGGCCTATTACTACTTTAAAAGAACTAACAGGTAGACCACCACCTTCTGCGCTATATATAGCATCTTTATCTATTAAAGCTTTATTTACTTTAAATTCTTGAAATATAATTAAATTAGTATCTTCTGCGTAAAGTTTTTGTATTGAACCATTTGCTGGATCTAAACTTTTAGTTATTTCATCAGCAACACTAAACACGTTTGTATTATTTACACCTGTTCTTGAGTTGTAAATACCTGAATATATTAAAGAATTAAGTTTAATACTAGAGTTAGGCTCTTGTTCTACTAAATATGCTCTAACGCCGTAGTCAGTAGACGTGTTGTTATAACCACCTCTTATTCTTGCCTCTTCTAAATACCAACTATTAGCGTAAGTAATATTAAGCTCTAATGGAAAACCACCTATTTGTTCTGGTATACCATGAGATCCATTCCACGCTTCTCTTTGATTATCTCTCACCGATGAAATAGGATGTTCGTGATTCTTTAATATAAAAGAATTAAAATATTTTATTTCTAAAATAGCTGCCATTTTTATTATTACTTTTTTTAATTTATTTTTACGTTGGTCTTGTTGCTACTAATTGTATTTGAACAACTGGTTTTGCATTAGTGTTACATCCTTCGATTGATGCTGTAGCATTCGGACTTACTACTATTCCAACATTTTCATTGCTAGCTGAATTACCCCAACCTATTTGATTTGGTTGTATTGGAAGTTTAAGTGTGGTGGTGCTAAATCCGTCAACTGAGCCTCCTGCAGGTATTTGAACACCATTTGTTAATACTTTTTTAATACCATCTGCTCCATTAATTGGGACACTTTCAGGTGGCTCAGCATAAACACCAGAAGCACTAGCAGTAGCAAATAAAGGAGTTCCAGGATATCCTTGATTGTTAAAAATAGCATGCATGCCAAGGTCGCCATTAATTTCAGCTGGATAACGATTATTACCCCCATTATATATACTGTATGCAATTTTCATTTCAACTGGAGCGTATCTAGTTTCAACTCTAACAGGACAAAATAGTGGTGATGATGTGAGAAATTCGCTTGGGTTGTCTGGTATTGGAACTTGAGGTACTAATGATTTCCACCATCTATTCTGACAAACATCATATAAAAAATAGTCAGATCTAGCTTCAAATGGGAACGGAAGAATTTCTGAAAAAGCTCCACCGTCATATGCAATAGAAGGACTTTCTGAAAAATTAAATGTTATCTCACAAATGCTGCATAAATTTGGATTACCAGCGTCACAGGCTCTTATAGCAAGTACATACTTCCTGTTGAGAGTTAAATTATTTTGCTGCGGAACACTTATAATAGCTTGTTGATTAGCTAGAGCTCCAGATGTTGGAATATTATCATTGCTTATTGTGAAAAACGGATCTATTTGATTTCCTTGATAAAAATAATCTAGATTGTTAATAGTTTCCCTTAAAAATTCAAAAGAAAAAACCATGCCTTCTTTGTTTAAAGATTGCGTTTTAGATCCATTTTGACAAGTAACACCAAATAATCTTCCAAAATCTCCTTCGGCTAAATCAAAAATATTATTAGTTATTGCTACAGGATTACTTCCAGACGAGTTACAATTACAATCATAAGCGTCATTACCTGCTCTGTCTATAACATTAATTGAACCAGGCTGTGGTTGATAAGTTTCACCATTACAATGACTTGGAGGATTAACATTTCCTAATTCAAATGTTCGTTCGATGTTAAAATCTTCAGCGGCTGCTGGGTTTGTAAATCTTAAATTAAAAGTATAAACATAAGAACGCGGCTCATCAAGAACAGATCCACCTGTTACAACAAGACCAGGAGCTTGTGGCCCAGGTGATTTAGTAAGAACTATTCTAAACTGACCAGTGGCATTACCTGAAGCATCTAAAAGAGGTTCAATACCGAAAATACCGTCAGTCCCAAGACCTTCACTAGGAGCTACAAAATACGGAATTCCATCTTCATTAAAAGTATTTCCAATTTGATTAGTTACAGATATAATTTCGCATGTATTTTCAGCAGCTACCCCTAAAGGAGCCCCATTAAAATTAAGAGGCTGAAAAGGAGTTGTGCAAATTCTTTGTTGATCACTACTAGAATTTAAACCTTCAAATGCTTCAGTAGCAAAAAATCCAAAAGTGCTTAGCCCAAAAAATATATTAGCAGCCGGTCCTTCAGCTATAGCTTTATTTAATAAATCTATTCTTCCAGCGGTCGATGTTTCATAATATATATCTAATAAAGATACTATTGGTGCTGTTTCAAAAACATTTAAACTAGGTGCGTTTGTATAATAACCTTGACTTTGAATTTGGAGCCCAAACTTAGTATCATTTGAACTTTCTATTCTAGCTATTAAAGAACTACCGTCAGACGTGGTAAATGTGGTTCCACTACCACCAGCACCACCGGTATAATCATAGTTATAAAAAATATATGGATCACCTGAAACTGTAGAAAGATCAGGAAATTCTTGAAAATCAAATAAATCTTTTATAGTAGCTATTGTTGTAGACAAACTAGCTGCTCTACCTGGATAAAATTGACCCGCTCTAGCCCCAAAACTAAGAGCATTATTAACTCTACCAAACATTCTAACACTACTAGGAAATTCTCTTTGCGTAGGTCCTACTTCTGTTAAGTCTCTAGGTACTTTATTTATATTATCATTATATAAAACTACGTGAGATGTCGTGTTTATTTCTTTAGTTCTATCTAAAGGATAAGCCGCCATCGCAGTTGGAATGTAAACATTGTAGTATTCTTGCTCTGTTTGTTTTACAACTATTTTAAAAGAATACCAACCTAGTGGATTGTAATCTTGAGAATTAGAATCACCGTTATATAAACCAGGAGCTCCAGTTGCTTCATTCTTAAAACTATTTATAATGTCTATAAATTGTATTTTTAAAGAATCACCATCAAAATTTAATATACCTCCAGTGGGGTTTGTAGAACTAATCGAATTGTCTTCTAAACTTCTATAAGAAGAATAACGAGAAGAAGCAATAAAACTAGAGAGTAAAGATAATTTTGTTTTAGAAAAAATAACAGTAGACTGTCTTCCAAATCTATCAGCTAGTACTACACCTACTTCATACGTTCTATTTTCTTTTAAATTAGCGTTAGGATATTCTACTATGCTTGTGTAATTAGTTATTTTGTTTTCTGATATTGTAAACTTTGGAGATGTAACTGCTCCAATTACACCTTTAGCACCTGAAGCAAGCGTATAATTTAAAAAAGAAGGTGGAGTATGTTTATCTTGAAAATTACCATATATAATTCTATTACTTGAGACCTCTTGAGCAGCAGCCTTAACTGGTATTTTATCAAAAACTCTTACAGTATCACTCTGCGGTAGTGTTTTAAATGGAGGTTTAGAACCATATTCATATTGATAATATTCACTAGTACCTTGAACATTATTTAAAAGAGGTATAGAGTCAACTACTTTTATAGATGTTTGATCTGACTCTTTATATAGTATATCTATTTCAGTTACTTTAAAATTAGTACCTAAAGAATTTGCACTAGATGGTAAAGGAACATTTAAAAGTATTTTATTAACCTTGTTTTCCATAAAACTAACCTCTGTACTTCTATATGCTTTTTCTTGATCAGAAACGTTACCTTCACCAATTTCAGCACTAGTAAAATAACCATCTTGCTCTGGTATAAAACAAGGTTGAGTAAATGGAGCCATTAAAGAATATTCACCATCGTCAAACCTATATCTATAAGAAAATCTTACAAATTTATCAGAAAGAAAATCAACATTTGCATTGTCCTTAAATACTTGATCAAAATAAGGATTTGGTATTGCAAATTTTACTTCAGCATCTTGTAAATATAGTGTACGAACTGGTGAGGTTAGAGCATCTAAGGCGCTGCTAGCTATTATTTCCCAAGAATCAGATGGATTACTTACTGATAACTTTGATACAACAGTTATGTTTGAATTTATATAAGTTCCACTAGAATTCTTAATAAATATGTTAGTATTAATAATATTACTGTTACCAGTATAAGAATCTTTTTTAACATAAAACCTAGTACCATTTTGAATCGACATTTTGCCAGAACCACCAGCGTTTGCTTCTACAGGAAGATAAGTACTTATAGCATCCTTCATTGTTGTTTCAGGCTCTGAAAGCTTGATAGCTGTTCCAGCTGGAAGATCTTGAGTTTGATTAACAGTTATTGAAGTTGGCCAGTTTGTTACATCAGTTATGAAAGTATTTTCTTTTACAACACTTATTGTTAACTCAGCCGTATTACTACTAGAGCTTTGAACAACGGTTAGAACGTCTCCTGTTGAATATCCAGAGCCTTCGCTAGCTATGCTAAAAGTCGCTATACCATTACCAGAAGAAAGTGACAATATGTTAATTGATAAGCCTGACCCAGATCCGCCCTCAGTAGTAACTGCTGAAGCTAGTGCATATCCTTGTCCGGACGCTAATAGAGTCGCGGCTACTCCTGTAACGCCTAAAGAAATATTTGGCGTAGGCGATGAAGGCGTAGGTCCCGTTGCAAAAGATATAACGTTGCTATTAACAACAGCGTTAGTAGTTCCAGTGTGAACAACAGCACCAGCTATATTACTCGGTTGATATAATTCTATTGTTTCATATGGATAATATTTAGCAACAGATATTTGATCTTCTGTTGTATAATATGGATTTGATCTTGTTATATTTACTTTTCTAGGTTGATTTCTATTATCTGTAAAAAATAACAAATCTTCCAGCAAATTAATACCATTTACAGGAGATAATGTTGAAAAATTTAAAAAAGAACCTTGACAAATAGTTGTAATATTTGTAGTTGTTATATTATAAGCAACTACAAAATGATCATTTGGTAAAATAGATTTAATAGTTAATCTAGCGGTAGAATTACCTCCATTTACTTGAACAACGTCATTAACCGCGTAACCTGAGCCGAATGTTTGAATTCTCGCTTCTGTTATACCTCCAGATCCATCAACTGTTACTGATACTGTTAGCCCAGATCCACTACCTACTATAGTTGTTGTTGTTCCATCTATTTCATCTGTATACGTAGCGCCAGGCGTTGTTATTTCTATAGGACCGCCAGTAACAGAGCTCTGATTACTAGGATATGCAGTGTTATCACCTACTGCACCTGTAGGAACATATGGTTTTATTACGTTGTTTGTTAATAAAGCATATATTGTATTAGAAGATTCGTCAGGAAAAACACCAATAACTTCTAAGCCAGTTGAGTTTAATGAGGTATTAAAATTTATAGTTTGTTCATTACCTAAAACAGTTTGCGCTGTACCTACATTTTCTCCTGTTGATTTATTAATAGAAACATTCACAGCATTTCTATATTCACCATTGGGAATTAATCTATCATCTAAATCTTTATTCATTTTAGACGATAAAAAAGAGTTTTTAACTTCTGCCATTTAATTTTAGTGTTTTATCCATTTAGATTTACCTCGCATAACTTGTGCTATTTCATCAAGCTTTATATTAGATAATCTTATTTTAGCATTTCTAAGCTTAGCGCTTCTGTCTCTTTTTAATCTCATTATATCGTTTGGGTTTTGACCAGCTCTTACAGACACTATATTATATAGTATAGACGCGTATAGAGCGTCTTCTGCCAGCTTTGGAACTTTACTGTCACCATCATGAGCTAAGCCATCAGATATGTATTCTAATACAATTAGCTTATTTGCTAATTCATTTGAAAAAGACATTTTACCTTCTCTATGGTTCATGCTAAACCAACCGTTTATTTGAGAAGTTTGTGGATCTAAACCATATAACTTACCTGTATTAAAATTACCATCAAAACCATATAAATTCCACCAATAAGCAAAATCATCAAAGTTGTTTAATAGGTTAAAGTTTAATAAATTTAAATTAGCATTTTTCCAACGATCTTCTGTTATTGAAGTTCCTTCTAAGTTTTCGCCAAAATTATCTTGAGTTGGAACACCGCTAGAGTCTTGTATTAGATTATTGTATGGATTTATCGTAAGGTTATTTACAGGGTATATTATTCTTTTAATTCCAAGCTCGTCTATTCTAGAAACTCTAACATAATTAACGTAGTCTTGAGGAAGAATAACACTTAATGACGCGGGCACTGTTAATTCTTGAGAGTGTATACTTTTCAATGTATCATAACTAAATTCTTGCAAAGATCTTTTAGCGAAGAATAATACATCAGATTTTTTAGCGTTTTGTAATATTTTACCGTCACCTACATAACCAACCATAAAGTTGTCTATAGCATCGTTTAAAGTTATATATTCATAATCCCCATAGTTTTCTTCTACAGTATTGCCAAAAGCATCAAAACCAGTTCCAGCGGCAGAGTCACCATATTTACCACCATCTAATGTTTTCAACTGAACGACTAAATAATGGTTTATTGTTAAAGATCCATCTACTTTTATAACATTGTTTGTTACTGTGTAAGAGCTTGTGTATTCTGTAAAACTACCTGGTAAGCCAGTAGCACTTGTATAGATCTTAAAATTATTTAAAGCATAGTCTACATTGTTTGGGTCAAAATTACCAAAGACTAAATCTGTATCAAAAGTTGTAGTAAACTCCTGATTAATTCCAGTAGCGGGTATTAAAAAAGGTTGTGCACCTTGGTAATACTGTTGATTTGTTTCTGTTACTAAACTCATTTATTTAAGATTTTAAATTTACTTCAGTTGCTTGAGCCTCTTGAGCTGCTACATCTATAATAGTAGGATCATTTATAACAACTCCAAAATACTTTAATATATTTATAATTAAATTATTTTGCTCTGATATATCTAGCTGAAAATCAACAGAAGCTGAACCTGGATTTCCTGGTAAAGAAAAAACATACTGACCAACGCCACCAAGAGTATAACTCCAATTTGGTGATGTAGGATTTATTAAGCAATTGACAATAACAAAGTCATTTGTGTTAGAAGGAACTGGAGATATTTTTAAAACCAATTGACCTGTTGTTGTTATTGAAGCGCTTGAAGTGTAAAACAAAGGATATTGTTTGGTAGGAGCTGTTAATTTAGACCTTATTATTTTATCAAAGTCTTTTTTACTAACTAATTGAGTTATAGAGTTATATTGAGGTTGACCAGCATAAGTAGTTATTACTTCACCTATTTTGTATATTTCATCAGAAGTATTATTATAAAAATCACCAGTAGCTGCGTTGTATGTAAATGTAATTTCTTTTTCAAAAGGATATAGCTTATATGCTACATCTTTATACATATTAAAAAACTCAGTATCATTGTTAGTATTATTTTGGTTTTGACGATTAATTTGATTACCGTCAGGAAAGTAAGATTCAAATATTTCTTTCTGTACTAAATCAGCAATACTATTAAATTCAGCAGGTGTTACATAACCTCTTTGTTCTTTGTTTAATATATACAAGACTGTTGTGTATACTGTATTTACGCTTACTGCCATATTAATTTTTTATTTATACTATAAAGGCGGCCGAAACCGCCTATATTAGTATCACTTGTTTTTATAGTTTTTTATCTATAGATTTATAGATCTCAACACCTTCGTCTGTTTTTAAGAAAGCAGCAAATGCTGAGTAAGGGTTTTCATCAAAAGGTACATTCATTAATTTTCTACCGTTTGATCCCCAAGTAAATGTTCTTTGATCGCCTGATAATTTAATTATACCAGCTTCTTCAGCTCTAATAGCTGTGTTTCTTAATTGAACATTGTCATCATTAGCTAAGCTAATAAATAATTGTGGATTTGTTCTAGCAAATAAAAGTAAATCTCTTTTAATTTCTTTAGAACTCATAGAGTTAACTTTTGAACCTATTTCTACTCTAAGTATTGCTTCAGATTGATCTACTTCCATGTTTCTAGCGGCATTTAAAGCATCTATTTGAAGATCTAAAACATCTAATTGATCAACAGCTTCTTCAACAGCGCTAAATTCTTCATACAATTTACCTTTTAAAGGGTGATATAAAGATAATAGTTTTTGTAGATTTTGTTTTTCTTTTGGAACTTTTAAAGTTCCATCAAAAAATCTAATATGACCCATTGTGCATTCACCTTTTTGTTCATCTACAAGAGGTGAATCTTGATTTGTAGCATATCTAATTTCTCTTTGTTTACCTGATGCAGGATCAAAATAAAGTAAAGCATGCTTTCTAGTGTGCTTACCTGGAATAGTTAGAGTTAAAGGAGATTTATTTCCTTTTAAATAATAAACTCTATCTTTAATTTCCCACGTTGGTTTTGTGGGTTTAGGAGCGGATTTTACCGCAACCTCTTGAGGTGCAACCTCAACAGTTTCTACTGCTGTAGCTTTTTTAGCCATAATATAATAAAATTAAATAGTTAATAAAATAATACCCCGCCCGGAGACGGGGATATTATTAAGTTTGAATCATTATTAGATTCCTTTGAATAATACAAAGTTGTTAGCAGCTTGAGTCACTAAACATCTTTCAGATAGGAAGTTTACTTCCATAGCATCCAATGTAGATGTAAATGCACCACCAGCAGAACCAGTCAACCAAGACTTCATACGACGATCATCACTTTGTGAAGCTCTGTATCGTACATGTAAGAAAGGTCTACGGATGTTAGTTCCTAATACTTGATCGTAAACAGTAGAAGTTCCAGCAGGTATTAATACACCTTCAATAGAGCTAATTCCGTCAACACCTCCACGAGTAGAAGCATCATTCAAATATTTCCAATCAGTTTTGTAAAAATCATAAGATCCTCTTCTGAAACCGCTAAATCCTAGGTTTAATGCCATTTCTTCTGAGTTTTCAAATAATCCAAAAGCAGTACCACCTGCAGCACCACCAGAAATTGCAGCTAACATATCATCAAAATCTAAAGCAGTTTGGCGGTTTAAGAAAAGCATGTTTTCTTCAATAGCGCCTTGAGTGTCTAAATTTTTCAATATAGCGTCAAATTCATCTAGTCCATTAGCAGCCGTAAATCCTACTTCTACATTACCACGAGATTGAATAGCAGCAAATAAACCTTCAGAACCTGGTAAAATACCACTGGCGTAATTACCAGCTGTTTTTTGGTTATACTCACTTTCTACCATTGACATTTCTAAGTAATCTTCAAAGCGTAGTCTTGTTTCAGACTCAGCTTTTAAGTACCATAAATATCCAGAAGCACCATCTTCAGTTGCAACTTCAACCCATCCGATTTGTGCCATATCAGATCCAGATACTACGTACTGATCTCTAATAATGATCGGTGAATTAGAAAATTGAGTAAAAGAAGGCTCAACACTTACTCTTTCAGCAGAGTTACCAGCACCAGTTCCAATAGTAGTTCCTTTTGTGTAAGCAGAACCATATACAAACATTTTAATGCCTGGATTAGCGCCTACAGCTAAAGCACCAGCTACTCCAGAAAAAGAGCCAACACCTTCAAGTCCAGTGCCACTAAAAGGAGCAACTGTAAAAGTTTGTCCAGCACCTTGAATTGTTACAATAGCTTTTACTTCTTGCCCATTAGATGGATTTAAAAATACAATAGTGTCGTTTACTGATACTACTTTTGTTACGTTAGGAGCTAAAGTAATAACGTTTGTTTGGTTAGGAGCAGCACCAACATTAGCAGCGATACCAAAACCAGTATAGCTAATATGTAGTCTGTTTTGCTCAGACCAAATTACTTGATCAGATGTCATTGGCATTTCAGCGCCAACCATTCTTAAGAATCCAGATAACGTTCTGTTTCCATAACGCTCTACTTCTTGTTCATAAATTTCTGGTAAATACTGCTGAGCGAATGTATCGCCACCAGTTGCAGCAGCGCCAGTGTTAAATTGTAGGTAGTTACTATTTAATACTTCTTGTACTTGAGAAGGTATTAAACTACCAAATTGAGGAGTTAAACTCATAATTTTAAGTTTTTATTAGTTAAATTTTCTAGTTTTTATTTTAAGTTTTGTAGAATCAGCACCTGAAATTGCTCTAACTTTAAATCCATCAATAAACACATCTCCTTGAGTAGTCCTAGCTTTAGTGTCACTTAGGTTTTTTGATTTGTTTACAACGTCTTTTACAGCATCAGCTTTTCCTTGCTCATAAAAATGAGCGGCAATCTTATCTACGTTTTCAGCAGCATAAATAGCCTTGTGATAACCATTAACGTCTTGAACATTACCATTTTCGTCTAGGAACTTCCCAACGAGGTTTGTTATATTAGACTGGCTCTCTGCAACTTTATCAACATTTTGAATATTATACTTATATTTCTTTTCACCAACACTGATATCAAAACCTTTGAAATCATCGCTAAAAAGCTTTTTTGTACTATCTTTAAACATTTGATGCTGTTGCTCAGCTTGTTCTTGCTCCTTATTGTATCTATTGAAAAAATCCATAGCTTTTTGTTGTTCCTGAGTAACGCCCGGTCTCAACTTGATCTCGTCGTAATACTTACTCTTAGTTTCCTCTAAAAAGCTCTTGGCTTTCGCAACTTCTTCTTTAAACGCAAGTTTCTTTTTGCGTATATCCCTTTCTTCATCGATGTCTTCATCGTAGTCAAAATCTTCTAATAAAAGATCAAGATCTTCAGAATCTAAATAGGGTTTATTTTTTTTGTAATACTCTTTAATTAGGGTTTTGTCGTCTACATTACTGTAATCAGCATTTAAACGAGTATAATCTTCTATTGTGCCACCTGTTTCTTCCATAAAAGAAACTAGCTTTTCAATATTCTCTGGCAATGGTTTGCCTAATACTTTTTCATCTCTTATAGCTTCTTTAACTTCTGCTTCAACTTGTTTAACTTCAGCTTCTGTTACTTCTTGGATCGGAGAAAACCCTTCAGTAGTCTCGTTGGACTCTTGTACAGGTTTTCCCACCTCTGTGCTATCTCCGGATGGTTCTTCCACAGATACCTCCTTTGTTTCTCCGACTTGAATGGCATCTTGTTCTTCTTTTTTTATTACTACTTTTTTAACCTCTGGTTCTAATTCAACTAAAGGTTCTTTAGGATTTATATTTACTTTAGTAACATTATCCTTAGTTTCGTTTAATTTTTTAGGTGTTTTCTTTTTTGTTTTTAATTTAAACTCACCTTCCTGCTTAACAGGTTTATTTGTTTTTACTTCTGACATAATATAATATAATTAAATAATTAAATAGCGCTTACATAAACGCACTCATTCCAGCGTCTGGCTGGTTTTCAAAATCAATTGGTAAGCCATCATTTTTTCTTTGGCTTATCATTTCGCTTTGTTGCGTACCTTCCATTTTTATACGCTTGTCTTTTCTATCTTCTATCATTTGTTCTTTTGAACCAATAGCATTAACCTCCATTTCTTTCAACTGCCTATCATATTCAAACTTTCTAGCCATTTTTTGCATGTCTAATTGCGTTTGAGTATTCATTCGTTGAATCTCCATCTGACTTTTTGATTGCTCAAAATCTACTTTAGTAGAAGTTATTGCTTGTTGTTTTTGAACTTCGGCCATAGCTGTTTTTTCTGCTGTTTGAGCTTGAGCTTCTGCTTGAGCCGCTATGTTAGCTTGCTGAATTTGCATATCTTGTTCTTGCTTCTGCTTACGTTTTATTTTAAGCATTTGATTTGCAAGTTTAATATTTTTAATTTGACGTAAATCAATAGCATCTTCAAGATTGATACCTCCATTTTGCAAAGAAACTTGTATATTCTCTTCTAACTTAGCTTGCTCTTCTTCGTCTGGCTCTAATTCTAAAAATATACCAAAATCATGCAAATTTAAATTTACAACTTCTTCAAGTGTTTTGATGTTAAAAGTTGATATAGAATTTTGTAAAGAACTTTTTGTTAACGGAAATTCTAAAGCATCCGCTATTTTTAGTGTTATATTTTCAGCTATTCTAAGAGTAAGATACATACCAGATTGACCTATATGTCTAGTTGCAGCGTTTGAGGCATTTGCTGCTAATTTTTGCAATCCAACCAAAGTGTTGCGGTCAGGTAAACTACCATCTACAGCTTCATTTAAACCTGTTACATCACGTATCATTTGCAAATAATATTGATAAGTTTGAATTAAACTAGCTATTTTAGCATTACCACTTCCGCTTTGTAACTCTTGAACTGGAACTTTACCAGCGTTCATTTCACCGTCTTGCGTAAGCGATCTACCAACCACAGAACCAGTTTGAAAATACATATTAAGCGCTTCAGCTGGGTTGTAATTAGTACCATTACCAAGGTCAACCTCAGCAAGTCCGTCCATATCTAAATAAACACCGTCTGGAACCATGCGAGATATAACTTGCTGAAGTTTTAAATGTGTTAGCTGTATCATATCAGCGAAGCCAGTACATCTTCCAACTAAAGATTCTATTCTACCTTTATATATTCTAGGCGCACATATGGCATAATTCATTTTAACTTTAGTAGTGTCTGACATTGGCCTAGACATGTTTTTAGATAACTCCCATTTAAGCATAGTGTTTGTGCCAAGCACTTTAGCTCCGCTGTATAAAACCTCAATAGATCTAGAGACTTTTTCAAACATGTCACTTTTAGGTGGGTTAAAACTATCGTCTTTTTCAATAGCTTTCATCAGTCCTTGCTCTGTTTGTTTTATTTTAAAAACTTGATCATTATAAGTCTTGTAATCAAAATATAAAACCTGAACAGTATTGTTATCATAGTTGCCGTAACCAGTTATATAAGATTTATTACCAGGCATATCCTGTATACGTTTTAATTCGTCTTCAGGTATATTAGGAAATTCTTTTTTAAGCTCAGGTATAGTTATAGACTTTACTTCACCTACATAATATATATCTTCAAAATTAGGATCTTCTGTGTACGAGTACACCATATAAGCAGGATCTACGTAATCTATTGTTACGCCATTAGCTGTGTTGAAATTAGTTTTAACAGCCGCAATACCGCATACGGCTAAGTCCATGTTTAACCTACGTCTTGTTAAGTTGTATTTGTTTTGAGCCATTACAGAAGATATAGCTTCTTCTTGAGCTATTTCTACAGACTGTTTATAGCTTAATTGCATATGAAGTTCTAACTCTTCTTTTGATTCTGGAACAATTTTTTTGCTAGGAGATTGATACGCGTCTATGCCTAATGTTTCTTGAAGAATTTGTAAATATTCTTGTGATATCATATCTTCATAAAGCATTGAAGCATAACCTGTTCTTTTCTTTACAGACTCAGGATCTTGAGCGTATGCCTTTATTTCATATTTTTTTTGAGATATTCCGTTTACAACTATATCTACAAATTTAGATAAAATAGGTACAGGCGTCCAGTCTAAATTAAGATAAGACAAATCACCATTAATAGATAATTCATCTTTATATTTTTGAACGCTTTGCTCGCCTCTTGCGTAAAGCCTTAATTGATTAAAATTATTCCAATTAGTTAAATATCTATTACCCGTAGTTCTACCTTGACTAAACCATTCGCCTTCTATTGCTTGTGCTACTTGTCTACCGTATTCAATACTGGATTTTTCTTGGTCACTAACTACTTGGCTAGGAAATGCACTTCTAGTATTAGTATATATATTCATTAACTTATTATTTTTGATGTACTTCCTCTATTATCGTATTTTTTTATTCCTAAATCAACAGCTTTTAAACTAATAGGAGCACTAGGAGCGTACCTGTGTTTATTGCAAGCCATCAAAGCTAATCCAGAACTAATAGAGGCATCGTGCTTAGTTCTATTGTTTATATTAAATTTAGCCCAGTCTTCTAATGTTCTTTGAAAATAAATATCACCATATCCTGTTTCTTTTAAACCTACAAAATCTTCTATATAAGACTCTATAGCAGCGGCATGAGCTTGCTTAATATCTTCACTTGAATTAGGTATACCGCCTAACTCTCTTTCTGTAATAGAAAGTTTATTTCTTTTTCTATCAGGTCTATTCATTGAAAAACCTCTATAACCTCTTCTTTTAAAATGATACAACAATCTTGGTTTGTTATTCTCTGCAAGTATTGGCATGCCATAAAAAACACAAGCCATAAGCACGTCTTCAAAGAATATTTCAGCTGTTTGAGGTCTAGCTATATATTCTAAGAAAAAATGGTTAGGTGGTGTGTCTGTCATTGAAAACTTTGTAAGACCATGTAAAGATCCTTTTGAGCCTCTTTTATCTACGGTGCCTGATATATCGTAAGGGTCACAACCAAAAGCTCCTAAGTTTTCATTTAAAGGATATTTAACACCTCCTTTAGTTATTACAGCGTTTTGCATATTAACAGGTGGAACCCATGTTATTAAAAATCTACCGTTGTTATTTGGTATAAACAAAACTTGACTGTCTTGTGTACCGTCTTGCCACATAAAATTACCTTTGGTAATATTTATAGAATTTCTAAGATCTTCATTAAAATCTATTTGCTCGTAAATTTTAGTTAGATTAAATAAAGATTCTTTTGACTCATCTCTAAAAGCGTGTTTAGTAGTTCTTGGAAATTGTCTATAAAACTCATTTAAAGCGTCTTGGTCTTTTTTAAGACCATCAACTTCATTATTCCAATATTCTATTACACCTAAATCTATTATTTCACCTTGTGGTCCTTCAACTGGTTTTTTAGGCGTGTCGAAGACAGGTAATCCATAAGAATCAATGTATCCTTCGTAATTCCACTCCATAGGTATAAACAAGCTATATAATCCAGAGCGAGTTTGTCCATTCGCGTTTCGTTGTGTAACGTCTGAGTCATTGTATAGTTTTTTAAAATTGTCTCCACCTTTATCTAATGAGTTACTGGTTGAACCCATCATACACTTACCTATAATTCTACTACCTAATCGTAAGCAGGTTTTCGTGACCCTCCAGTTGTTGAGGATGTTCGTCGGACGTTCCCACTTGCCGCTCTCATCGTGGACGAGGAGTTTGAGTTTCTCACCGTCATACGAGTTGTCGCCCGTGTTTTTCCAGTCGATCGTGGTGTCGAGCCCGTCGAGTTCACGTAGCGTCTCGTTATTTTCAAGCTTCTTACGCGTGTATTTCGTCGCGGGTACTCTGTACGCAAGCTCTGTCTTTGGCCTGTCCATACCGTCCTGAATTGGTTTGAAAAAGAAGGGGTAATTAACCGATATCGGTACCACCTTGTCTGTAAACATCTTCTTCGCATCAGGTCCAGATTTAGATAATATTCCAAACCTAGAGTCGCTTGATATGGTTGCCATATTAACGCACTCCCCGGACGCCATAAATGAGAATCCAGATCGTCTATTCTTAAGGTAGCACATCCCATATGACCTATGATCGGCCCTGCAAGCTTCCCAGAATATGTAGAATAATCTGTTTGATTCCCTAAAATCTGGTTGCCCAACATCAATCTTGGACCACTGCAAGTACATATAGTGAGTACCAGTAATGTAAGTAGCCACATTCTTATTATAGAACCAAAAGCCTTCTTCCCTGCGGACGAACTCATTATCGATGTAATCATACCATTTTTCTTTAAAGTCTAGCGGATACTCTTCCCAATCAAATACAGACTTTATTTTTTTTAATACTTTAGGGTATTCAGTATACTCCCATTTATTAGTTTCAAACTTATGTATATTATTAACTTTTGGTAAAGCTATTTTTAAGTTTTGTATTTCGTATATATCACCTATTGTACCGTCTTTGCTTATAACAATAATGTCATGCTCTTTGTTATAGCCGTAATCCCATTTCTTATAACGGTTCATACGTTTTAAAACCTTAGGCTTTATATGATCTTTTAATACTTTATATAATGTTTGTTCGTACATTACTTCTTAGATCTACCTTCAGCAAAACCTTTAAAAGTTCTTTCTTCTTTAACTTCTTTCGGTTTATCGTTTAATAAGTTCTCTTCTTCTTCAATGCGACTAAGTATTTCAAAGGCATCGAATATAGCTAGCTTTTTAGTAGCCGCGGCGTTTTTGAGTCTGTCAGCTGATATGTCATCATCTGAATCAACAATAGCCTCTTTAGCTACCTTGATTAACTCCTCAACTGCTCGCTGCCCAGCTTGGATTATATTCTTCTTCGTTTCCTTGGTATTCATACTTAATTACAATATCATTAGATTTCATACAATAAAGTCGTTTATTTTCGACTAAAAACTCCCACTCACTGTTAGGAGTAAACCCTACAAGATCTCCTGGGTTTATATTAAGCGCTTCTAAGGACTTATTACCGTATTTAAGTATACCAATAAGGTTAGCCTCTTTATCAAGCGTTAGATCTTGTCTGCTTTTTATAGGTGTTACAAAGCATCTATTATTTATAGTTTTCCAGTTGTTTTTATTTTTATATAAATAAATCTGGTCAACTGCGCAGAAATAGTAATCATCTTTAAAATAAGATCTGCTTTTTTTCTTTTCACCTTTCATATCATAAAACGTTCTAAAAACATTTTGATGTATGATTATTATAGCACCTTTCTTTATAGGTGTTGAAAAGGCAGCTGGGGTTTCTACAACCCTAGCTAACCTATTTACAAATTTCCAGTTTTCAATTTTAGTATTTACAACTAATTTTTTATCACCTACGTTAACAGTATTGCTGTATTTATCGCCAACTGGTTCGACGATAAAATCGTATAGACTCTTCATTAATACTCTAAATCATACTCAACGGATATAGCCATGTTAGAATTAAATTTTTTCCATGGCAATACCTCGTTGTTTTTCTTTATGTGTATATTATAAGAACTATCAGAATCGTTAAATAAAATATAAGCTATTTCGTGACCACCATATACTTGTTGGCCAACAGAATAATGCATAGCTTCATTTTTATAATCAGAACCAATACTGATTTTTCTTATAACTGAATCCATTACTCAACTACTTCAAGAGCATCTTCTTCTTCTTTGATCTCAGTGTACTCGCCTGTTTTCAAATCAATAGATATTTTGCCGTATTCTTCTTCTAATTCAGCTTTGTATTCTTCTAGAACTTTGTTAACTTCAGCTATTTTGTGAAGTAAAGCGTGTTTTTGACTTTCTACTATTCCAACCTGCATTACTACTTCCTCAAGCTCTGTGTTTTGTTTTACAATTGTTTCTAATTGTTCTTCTGTGATTTTTGCCATTTGATTTAATTTAAGTTAATTGTTTTATATTTATATAGTTACTCATGTTTTAGTAAATCTACTATTCAGGTAGATCTTCATATCCATCTGCATAATCAGCAGGTAGATACGATTCCATACCACTTACTTGCTCAGCGCTACATTCATCTTTGTAAAAGTCGTTTGCTAATAACCAAAGAAAGTGATCTTTTAGACATTGCAGCTTTTCTTCTGTGGTTTTAGAATCTGCAGCTTCTGCTAATTGACCATCTACTTGACTTACAATAACTTCTTTGTGGCTGTCTGGTGTGTTTTCTGATGTAATTACGTTTTTGTACATTTTTTTAATTATTTTGTGATTTTAAAATTTCTACTTCTTCTTTTAATTCTTGTATTGCTTTTACTAATATCGGCACTAGTTTTCCATAGCTTAATTCTAGTTTCTCTGGGTTTTCATCATACACTAATCTTAAAGTATCGTTGTCTAATTCTTTAACTTCTTGCGCTATAAATCCAAAGTCTTTTTTTCCTTTGTTAGCTGAATAAAATTCTTCTCCTTCGCTATCTGTTTCTGCTCTATTATCCCAAACAAATTGTCTTGGTTGTAAAGCGTCAATAAATGCTAGACCATAACTTAAATCTTCTATTTCTGATTTATCTCTTTCGTCTGATAAAGACGTTATAGAAGTAACGGCACACCTTAAAGCAGTAACGCTTGAATTACCTAAAGTTATTTCATTTGTAGCAGTTGCAGAACTTGCATCAGCATCATATCCAATCACAGTGTTATTAGTACCAGTAGAAATTGAGTCTCCAGCTTGATAACCTACTGCTGTATTATTACCTCCAGTAGTATATATTAAAGCTTGATGACCTAAAACCGCATTATTTGAACCAGCATTATTACCTCTTAAAGTATTTGAACCAACAGCGACATTATTAGCGCCAGTGCCAGTACCAGTTCCAGATCTCTGACCTACAAACACGTTTTGAGTACCAGTATTTCCTTTTCCAGCTTGGTAACCTATCATTGTTCTATAAGTTGCAGTTGTACCACTATAACCAGCTTCATAACCTATATATGTGTTATCTGGTGCAGAAGTTTGAGAGTAACCAGCTTGATAACCTATAGATACATGGCCAGTAGCTGTATTAGTTCTAGCCGCTGATGCTCCAATAATTACAGCGGTACTTCCTTGATTTGAATATCCAGCATTACTTCCTATATGAACAGATAAATTTGCAGATCCAGCAGCAGATCTACCAGCTTGGTCTCCAACACTTACAGTATTTGATCTATTTCCAGCTAACCAACCAATAGCCGTAGCCCCTGATGAAGTGTTACCTCCAGCTTCTGTACCAATTATAGTATTTGAAAAACCAGAACCTACTGTTGTTAAAGCTTGTCCTGCTCTACTACCTATACACACGTTGCTTTGACTTGTTGTAATAGCAACTCCAGCTCTATATCCAATTAAAATATTGTCTTGACCTGTTGTTAAGTTAGTTCCTGTGTCTCCTCCACTTAAAACAACGTTCTGTGCTCCTGTTACTGAGGTTGGTACAAAACCTGCGTAAATAGCATTTTTACCAGATGGTATTGCGTATGGTGTTAAACCACCACCACCACCGCCCGCAGCAGCTAGCACTATACCGCCTGATGATGAACTATAAGTAAGTACGTGTCCGTCTGTAGAACCAAGACCCGGTATTCTTAAAAGGTTTATATTTGAATTACCTAAAGTTATTTGATTTGAAGCATTTAAAGATGATGGTTGAGCATTATACCCAATGCTTATATTATTGCTACCTATTGTTGCGCTATAATGAGCTTGATCACCTATAGCTGTATTAAAGCTACCTGATGTCAATTGGCTTGACGAATTGAAGCCAATAGCTACATTATTCGATCCTGTAGTATGACTTTGAAGTGATTGGTGACCTATACCAACGTTGGTACCACCGCTAGAAGATCCTGATACGCCTACTCCTGCACTTGAACCTAAAAATACGTTTGCAGACCCTGTATTAAACTTTCCAGCTTGATAACCTATAACAGTTCTGTTAGAGTTGGTTGTGTTGCTATATCCAGTTTCATAACCTATGTTTGTGACACCTGTTGCAGAAGTATTTGAGTAACCAGCCGTATAGCCTATTGATATATGACCAGTACCTGTATTACTTCTACCTGCTCGATAACCTATAAGTACTTCACTAGAGGCTATAGATGCGCCAGCAAGACCCGCTTGGTAGCCAACAACAACAGAACTATTTCTTCCTTGTGATCTAGATGCTTGGGTACCAACAATAACGTTGCTTTGACCGACTCCACCGCTCATTGCTCCTTCTCCAACAAAAACATTGTTATTTTGATTAGTGATTAACATACCAGCGTCTTTACCTATCGCAACGGTTCTCGTAAAAGTACCACCATTTGCTGACTGTAAAGCGCGATATCCTATTGCTACGCAACCTTCTCCATTTGTTTCTGATTTTAAAGCTTCAAAACCTATTGCAACATTGTAGTCACCTGAAGTTAAAGCGTTTCCAGCGCTTTCACCAATAACTAAATTACCAGTTGCTCCAGATAATCCTGATGGTATATTTATAAAGTATGCGCTATCATTTCCTAAATCAATGCTAACATCACTCAAACTATTTAAAGATGAAGCACCGCCACCACCAGCAGCAGCTAATGTTATTTTACCAGTTCCAGAGGAAAAAGTAAGTACATCACCATCAGAAGCCCCTGATTGTAAACCAGGTATTCTTAAGGCTGTAACAGCTGCGTTTCCTAAAGTTATCTCATTTGACACAGTCGCACTTGAAGCTTCAGCATCAAAACCTATCATAGTGTTATTATGTCCAGTTGTTGTTGTATTACCAGCTAACCTTCCAATCGCGGTGTTAGCATAACCAGTTGAAAGATTAAATAAAGTATTTTGCCCTAATGAAGCATTGTTGTAGCCTGCACCAGTACCGCCAGAACCAGCACCTGCTCCTACAAAAGTATTTACTCCACCAGTTATGTTTTTACCTGCTTCGTAACCAATACAAACTTGAAAACCACCAGTTGTGTTAGAATATCCAGCTTGATAACCTACGTTTGTGTTACTTAAACCAGAAGTTTGAGAGTAACCGGCTTCAAAACCTATAGACATATGACCAGCTGTAGTATTTGGTCTTGCCGTAGCATAACCTATTCCCACAGAACCATCACTTAAAGAACCACCTTGCCACATAGCTTGATAGCCTATTGCTATACTTTTATCTGAAGAGTTATTCCAACCTGCGTACATTCCAAAATAACAAGCTTGTTGAGCATTTCCATTTTGAGCAGCATAAGTACCTACTATAGTTGAACTAGCGCCTACACTAGATGAAAAAACCCTGCTACCAATTGCAATGGTGTTTGTATGATTTCCAGAAGCTTTTCCTGTTTGATATCCAATAAATATACCATTACTGTCTGTGTCTATGCCTCTTCCAGCCTCAAATCCAATCGCTACATTTTCACCTGCGGATGTTGCTTGTAATCCAGCATCATTACCCATAAAGGTATTATTAGTACCACTTGTTAAAGCGTTTCCAGCGTCAATACCTAATACTGTATTACCTTGTGGGTTTCCGGATAATCCAGCAGGCACTTCTCCTACATATAGACTATCAGTATCTACTAAACAATCAGTTAAACCATTTAAACTGGTAGCACCACCACCGCCAGCGGCTTGTAAGGTAATTAAGCCTGTACCTGACGAAAAAGTAAGGACATCTCCGTTTGATGCGCCTGATTGTAATCCTGGTATTCTTAGTGCAGTAATATTAGCATCACCTAAAGTTATTTCGTTTGAAACACCTACAGCGCTTGCAGCAGCATCCCATCCAATAAGTATATTATTTGAACCAGTAGTTAAAGCATCTCCAGCTTGAGAACCTAAAATAGTATTATTACTACCCGTAGTCATAAGTCTTGCAGAGTCTCTACCAATAACAACATTATAATTTTTAGTGCCATTTGTTGGCATAGCATTATAACCTACAACTGTATTAAAGTTACCATTAATAGCACCAACCATAGCGCTCATTCCAACAGCAGTATTCTGTATTCCGGTACCCTGTCTTAAAGCATATCTACCAATTCCAGTATTTTGTGAACCTGTTTGAAACGCCCCAGCTTCATTACCAATCATTGTTCTGTCTCCAGCTGTAGTGTTGTTTTTACCTGCTTCGAAACCTATATTTGTATTATTAGTTCCAGATGTGTGAGAGTAGCCAGCGTGGTATCCTATTGAAATAGTATTTGTAGCAGTATTTACTCTGCCAGCTTCAAAACCAATCGCAATTGCATTATCACCGGTATTTGATATTCCAGCCTCTGAACCTAGCAAAACAACGTAACTACCACTTGCAGTATCTCTACCAGCTGATGTTCCAATTATAGTTGCATTACTTCCAGATGTTTTAGCAAGACCAGCGTTTTTACCAATTATGACATTTGATGCAGTAGTTGTTAAAGCTTTACCAGCATCATTTCCTAATAAAGTATTGTTTGCGCCACTTGTTAAAGCATTGCCAGCATCAATACCTAATACTGTGTTTCCCTGTGGATTACCAGATAAACTTGAAGGTACAAAACCAGAATATAAAGAATCTGTTTCAATTGAGAAAGGATAGCCACCTAAATTCCCAGGTGCTATTTTTTTCATTGTTGTGCCTTGATAACCTACAAGAAAATCTACATTAGCTGAGTTTGTCTCTGTGTTAAAAGCTGAAAATTTTATATTTGCCATTTTATATTTTTATTTATTTAAGGTGCTATTTCTTGTACCATGAAATTAGTACCAACTTCTGTTATACACTTGTCTCCGTTTTCTGCAAGTATAAAAAACGTTTCAGGCGAAGGGCCTCCACCACCTGCTATAGTTAAAGGAACTGCTAGTATAGCGTTTGCGTTACCTAGTATAGTTGGCATATTATCTTAATGCTATTATTTTTGTTGCCGTAGTGCCAGTTGAATTTACTCTTTTTACCTGTAAAGGTATAAATGAAGAATCAGGTATGTTTTCTAATAGAACAACTTGATCACTACAAGCAGGTACTACTGCTAGATTAGCACCAGTTCCTCCGCCACCTACAAATAAACTAAATCCTTCGCTTACATTTTTAAAATCACCGTTAGATCTATATATTTCATAAGTTTTAACTCCATTAGGTACTGCTGAGGAAACTACTAAATTATTGTCATCTGTTACAGATACTACTCTTACTATTGTTACCGCTGAGCCTGGTGTCGCAGTGTCATTTACATACACAATGTCTCCTATAGATACTCTGTTAGAATAACCAGTATTACCTGGATTAGAAACACCTAGAAATTTTGCACTAGGATCTGTTATAGTTGTACCTGTACTATTTTTTGTTCCTGTTATATAAGCATCTGGCTCTGGAATATTAATAGTATCACTTGGTACTACATTTAAAGCTTGTGTTGGTTGATTACTTGCCATTTGTTTTATTTATTACTTATTGATTTAAACTTTTCTGCGCCTCGTGAACCAAAATATGCTACATACACAGTTGTTGTTAATGTTTTCAATAGATTTATCCACTCTTGTTCTACAGTGAAATCTATATAACCATGACTATCAACCCATATAAAAGCTATAGTCATTATAGTTAAAAATATCAAACTCATTGGTCTAGTGTTTTTACTAAGCCACGAGTCTGATGTCATGTCGCTTTCCCAGCGCTTTGATACTTCTTGTGCTTCAACTATATCTTGTTGTAATAGTTTTAAAGCCATTTCTTTATCAGGCGGTGGTAAAGTTTCATCTCTATCGATTAAGTTCTTTACAACACCTAATAATCCTTTATCTGGTAACACGTCTGCTAATGAATCTAGTACTCCAGATTTACCAAGCAGAAACTGACCGACTTTAGTATCTTTAAATTTTTTTTTAGGCATTTTTATAAGCCTCGGCTTCCCAAGGTAATTTTTTAGCTCCTTCGTTCATTTTAGATCTTGGATATGTTTTACCTTTCCAGTAAACGTTTTTATCGTCATAATCTAAATCACCACGCTTCATTTGATCTATATGAACCATTTCGTGATCTATAACGTCTTGAGTTCTTGAAGGATCTATATCTTTGTTTATAATAATTGTTAAATTATTATTGGCTTTACCCATAACATCGTCTTCCATATCTACATGATATATTGGAGTGTTATTTATTTTATAAGGAGGGTTTGTTAGTTTAAAAGCCATAGTTATTGTTTATAAGGAAACATTTTATTTAATGCTCCTTTTCTGGCTTCGCAGCCGCAAGGGATGTTTAGTCCCTTGCTAACTGTGTCTACCATTTTTTTGATACCAGTAGCTTTAGTAAACTTCTCTACGCTGTCTCCTAAACCTGTTGATTTCATAATTTACGGAGTGTAAATACAAGTTGTGTACTGCGCGAAAGTTGCAGGCTGAGTAATAAGGATTTTTCCTTGCTCTCCTGATTGAGCAGCTGGAGCTTGCTTAAGAGCTGGTACATTTCCTAATGTAGATACTACTCCACCTGGATTAGCTGTTAAAGCTTTATTATATTCATCAGCTAAATCTTTTACTCTTAAAGCAGCTGTATATCCAGTTGTTCCTCCTGTTACTCCAGGTACTTTTATAACATAAGTTCCTGCAGTTTTTGGATTACGCATTTGAATTGTAAGAGTAGTAACGCCTCCTGCATTTGCAATGCTAGTAACTCCACCTATTTCTGCAATGTTAATTAATGTTTCGATTCCGTCATTTGCAACGGGACCTGCTGGTACTTTTAAAAATTGTGCCATTTTGTGTTAGTGTTAGTGTTAGTGTTAGTGTTAGTGTTTGGCTAGGTTTGTACAGTCCTAATCTGTTTATTTTAATTTCTAGGATCGTTATCTCCAAATTGATTTTTAATAGCTCTACCTAATTTTCCAAGTCCACTTAGTTTTTCTACTGGTTGTTTCTTGTCTTTATTAGCTTCTGCTTCAGCTTTTAATCTAGCTAAGTTAGCTTTACCTTTGACTAATTTTGCTGCATTTTCTTTTCTTAATCTAGCTTTACGCTCAGCTGGTGTTTCAGTGTTTTTAGCTGGTGAGTCGTGCCCCATTTCAGCTGGACTGTGTCCCATTTGAAAAGCAGACTTTGAATGCTTTGACATCCATGATCCTCCGCTAGCGTGTTTAGCTACTGGATTATCATGCATTAAGTTATATTTTTCTTGTTTGTTAGACTCCATGTGAGGTCCTTTACTGCAGTGTCCCATAGTTTTAATTTGTTATTTTTCTTTTTCCTGTTAAATATTCATTAGCTATATCTTTACCTTCTTTAGTTAAAGCGCCGTAAATTGCTTTTGCTTTTTTTCTTTTTTTATCTGCAATTCCTTGAGAAAAAGCATCGTCATCTTTATCTCTCAACTCACCAACCTCAGAAGCAAGCTTAGCGGTTTCTCTCATTGGATTTACATTACTAACTGCACTAACAATATTTTTTGCTGCGCCTTTAGGAAGGTCTATATGTGCAGGAGAACCGTGATGTTTTTTGTCATATTTCATATCGCCAGCTAATTTTGAAATATGTTTCTCGTCAGCAGTCATTTTTTCGTCGCTATGCCCGTGGTGATCATCGTAAAGAACATCACGCTTTAAATAATCAATATGTGCAGCGTCATCTCTTTCAGATGCTTTATAATTTTCTTTGGTAACTCTTGTATCAGCGTGATCCATGCAGCATCTCGCGTTACCTGTGTATTTTCCGTAATGTCCTTTTTGATATCCCATTTTTATTTTATTTATTTACAACCTGGAGGACAATCTTCTCCAGATGAATCTGTTTTATTACTGCTGCCTAATTTATTTCTAATCTCGTCTGATTTTGCTCGCATTTTTTCAGCGCCCCCTTTACCACCAAAAATTGCGCCAACAGCTGAATCTATTCCATAGCCAGCTAATTTACCAACTGAAGTAATGTCTGGCACGTCTATCTCGCCGCCATAATATGTTTCAGTGTCCATTGGAGTTCTTCTGTATGAAGCTGTAGCCATTTTAATTGGGCCATCGTTTTTGTGAGATTTTTCTGCTTCTTCTGCTTTTTCTAATTGCTCTCGCACTTCAGGATTGT